AATTTCATACTGTGTTTTCCCTAAGATGAGGCAGCAACGCAAAACGAAATCATCCCATGTTATCCGTTGGCCTGTTCCATTCTGGCCAGAATCGATTGCACGAACTGCTGCGCCATCGGCGGAATCAGGCCGCTTACGTTTCCCAGAGCTTTGTTAATGTCGTTCTTTTCCCACGTCAGCCGCAAGTATTCAGCGCATTCAGCCAAGCTAGCATGTTCATCCAGATACTCGATTGGCAGGTCGCTCAACAAAGCAGTCAGCTCATATATCTCATCAATCGCGATGTCTGCTGCAGCAACAATAAACACCACTCGTTCATTTTCAGGCGTAAGGAACAACTTTACGAGATAATCACCGATGGTTCCAATGTGATCCGTTAATTTCTTCAATCGCGCGCGGGTCAGCTTCGGTATTTCAATCCTTTTATCTCCCAGTTGCACTCGATCTTTTTTTAAAAATGGAAGCATGAGCTTTCCCCCTATGGGCTGTTCAGATATACAAAAAAAGGAGAAGGCAGCGGCCCTCTCCATGAATCAAAATTATGCGGTTGCCGTAATGTCGCCCCAAGTATATACAAGGCCCTTCGGCGTTGCATCCAGATCCGGATACGCCATTGCATTAACAGGCATGCGCAGGTTGTTGTCCAACACGAATCCATAGTTTGCATCGAATTTCAGTGAGCACCGGGCAATGTAAATGTAATAGTTTGGATCGTCGATTCCCTGCGGCTTAATCAAAGCGCGTTTTGCTGCAATCACCTGACCAGCCAAGCCCGTCACGTTATACTTCCGCTTGGTATTGTCAGTAGCATCAACCACTTCCGTCACGTCACGGTCGAACTTTACGACCTTCCTATAATCAATGGATGGCGACTCAAATGCCACATTACCCGTCATACCTGTTTTAATCGTTTTAACAGGAGCTGTTCCAGTCTGGTCAACGGTAGGCTCGAAATATGTGGTAGTTGTGGTGAACGTGATGCCCCCTTGAGTCAAATCAAAGGTGATTGCATTCGTTTCTTCTTCCCCTTCTTCATCGATGCCCCAGACAAAAATGCCCGGTCCTGCGAAAATTTCATCTACAACACTCATAGTCTGTCTCCTCTCGTTTGAAATACAAAGTTGGTCGAATACATGGGCCTATCCTTATCATCGTGCCCTAACGGGATCGGATTGGATTGAGTTGCCTTGCTCGACCAAACATAAGCATCACCAGCCGTGTAATTCGTGCGGCGATGCAAAAAGTCGATCAAGCGCTTGGCCTCCGCTTCGGCTGTCGCTTTGTTGGCCGGGTTGGCTTTATACGACTTGCCTTTGACAATGACCTGAAACGTAGGTGTTTCCCGCGGAATATAGTCATGAGGTGCATACCCACCAGTGCCGAAAACAAAAAAAGCCGGCAGTTTGCTGTCCGGCAGATCCGGAGGGATGAATCCCTCGTCTGGGTATGTGTTAAAGCCTGATAAGGCAAGGAAACTAATCAAGTCCTCCGACAGCACGGGTCATCCCTCCAATATCTTCGATAATTCCTCTATGATCAGCTTCTCGTTCATCTTAATGGCTCGTTCCAAATACTTTTTGCCAGGCATTTCCCCATTGTATGGTCCTTTGGAAAGTGTCTTTTCGCCTGGAGTCAGCGGCACAAGCTTGCCTTCACGGTGCATAAACCCTTCGTGCTGGACCACAGCGTAATTATTAACCTCGGGGCTTGTACCAAAATCGATGTATGATGCACCAATCAGTTGCTTAACCTCACCAACAATAAGAGCCGCTTCTAGGTCACCGGTATCGATTGGGGCAAGTCGCTTTGCATCTTGGATAATTTTTAAGGCTAGCCGCTCCAGCGTCGCATCAATGCGTGTATCAATTTGTTCAATGGTTGCGTCAAAAGCTGCGATTATAGCATCCAAACCACCCATTTCTATGCTAAAGCCTTTTCCCTCGGCCAAAAATGATCACCTTCTTCACGTTGTCGGTACCGAGATGCTTCTTTACCTCGTAATGTGCGACGTCGACACGGATTTCCATGCCAAGCTGATCAACATACAGAAAGTAATCATCAAAGCCAATCGGTACTGCACCCTCAATATGGAGAGTGTAGGCGACTTGCACTTCTTCCCCGCGGGCATTCCGGATAAGCCGCTGTTCCTCGACTACCTTGGCCGCCCGGGACGTCTCAGAGGGCGGCAGCGGCCGCCCCCAGTCGTCTAATTCCGAATGATAGTGCAGAACGGTCGCTGGGTATCCAAAAAGGCTCATATCAGCGCACCGCCGTATTGTAACTTGGCTGATTCTTCTTTCTCCAGCAATGCCAGTTCCTCGGCAGTTAAACCTAGCAGCGACCGCACATCTGGTGCAACCTCATCGCGCATGCCATCCTTATAGCTGACAGATTCACCGTTGTCTGTTACCTGTTTAACGTTATGTTTTTGGTACTTGAGCGCCGGGTCCACGCTCTGAAGCTCCCAAACCGTTTGATAAGCGACAACTGCGACTACAAGCTCCGTTTCCGGGTACCAAAGCGTGAGCTTCCGTTCTGCCTGTTTGACAGCAACGGACTGTTTCTGCTCACCAGCGCCCAGCCAGGCCTCCGAATCAAGCATGTTGTCAACGATCCAATCATTTACCGTTTGTCTGTCCATCGGCTTCACCCTTCGCGCCGGCTTTCGTCTTCGCTTTAGCTGCTGCTTCCTCGGCCGCCTTCCGCTCCGCTTCTTCTTTCTCAGCCAAAGCTTGGGCTTGTACTGCAGCGAGTTGCTGCCGCTCAAACTCTTGTAAGCGGGTAAGCTCTGCGCGCATGGCGTCGAGATCCTCAGACTCTGGGGCTGCTTTCGACTCCGCTCCGGTAGCTTCAGCCGCGCCAATATCCAACAAACGGCGGGCTTCCACGTTGGACAACTCCACAATACTGCCCGGATCCTTCCATTCGCCTGCCACTTTGACTTTCGCCTTAAGTTTGACGTTCAAGTTGTTCATCTCCCTTCTAAAATGAATAGAGCACCCGAAGGTGCCCTTAAATAACCGTGGCCGACATAACGCTGTCCGCATAAGGGAAGACAGGGAATGCCAGGTTGACGCCAACCGTGCGCAGACGCAGCGGGTGCTTGCTGACCAAGTCGCGGAACACGTAAATACCCATGTCGCCAGTCATTTCAGCCTCGATGCCGTCGACCATGGATTCGGTCGTCTCCGCCCATAAATAGTTCCCGAGCGGGCCTTCAGGCAGCATGACAAAGCGGTCTTGAGGCGCCATACGGACTGTTGTGAATGCAAGCTTGCCGCCGGTCAGCGCCTCGTTCTCGGTGCGCGCCTGAGTATCGTAAGGAACGATACGAGGCAGTCCCAGCGAGTCCGTTACCGAATCAAGCTGTGCCTTGGTGAGCTGCGGCGGGTTCGCGCTGCCTGACGGGTCGCCATGGTAGGCAAGACGAGCCGACTTATTTCGGATCAACAAAGAGATGATGGCCTGAGTCGTGAACGCTCTGGCCAACTTTACTCCCCGGTCGGCCTGATATTGGAACCAGGTCTGCATATCCTCGAGCGGCTTGGAGTTCTCCGTGTCGCTCCAACGATCGGTACCGGTTAGGATCGGCTTTTGGCTGCTTGTGAAGCCGTAGTCAACACTGATCCTTACATTCCCTTCGGCATAGGTGATTGCGCCAATGCTGGCCGCTTGCATCGCAATCCATTCACGACGAGCTCGGATGGCATCAACGGCATACTTACCATCATTAAGCTGTTCGCGCACAATCGAGGCAATCTCTTGACGGCGCAGGCCGCCGCCTTGGTTGGCCATGAGGAGCAGCCGGATCAGTTTCTCGTCCATCCAACGGCCACGCTGAATTTTTGGAATCTCCACTTGTTGGCCAGACAAGCCTTCACGCGAACCGTAGGCCGTTTCAGTACCAAGCTCGGAAATCTGCGCCATAACCGGTAGGCGGGACGATGCCTTGATGACATCAACCGTCAGCTCGTCCGTCTGTTCTGGCGGGAACAGCACTGATTGCCAGTAATCATTTGGCACCGTAACATTGCTTGTATACGTCAGCAATTCTTCGCCAGACAACGCATCTTCAAGCATCAACAATTCTTCATCCATTGATTATTCATCCCTTTCATGTCTTGCTATGATTTGATTAGGCAAAAATGATGTGTGGCATCTTTTCCCTGAGCGCGTCGTCCACGGTCACTGGGATACGTGCAGCAATAACCTTCGCCACCTCAAATCCGCCAACAACATGATCACCGTTCTTGACGTTGACTGTTCGCTTCAAAATGACAGTAGGGTTCTGGCTTCCGTTAGTTCCTTCTGGATTATAAGGAACCCACTTACCGGATGCGGTAAGCTTTGCCATCGGCATACCTTTAAGAATAATCTTGTCACCATTCGCGTCTGCCGTCACAGCAGTTGCATCGATCGTAATTCCGTTGGTCACTTCCCGGACCACTTCGAGCGATGCAAGGATTTCATAGTCCGATTCGACCTCGAACCGTTTTCTCGGTTGCAATCTCATTTGTTTCCACTCTCCTTATCGTTTCCAAGGGTCATTAGCCGCCGGAGCTGCCGTTCCCGCGCCTTGAGCCAGTTTCTTCATTTGTTCGAGACGATCTTTTTTGTCGCTGCCCCCAGCACCACCGCCGACATTGGCGCCAAAAGCGCCGGAGCCTGGTTTCTGCTTTCCCAAGTGCGGTTTCTTTTTAAGCAGTTCCTCTAGAGCTTCTTTCACACCTTCAAGCTCGCCTTTGTCATTCTCTTTGACCTTGGATAGGTCAGCTAGTTTCAGAGCGTCCTCGTAGTCAGCAAAGCCGAGTTCAGAAGCCTGCACCTTCACTTCGGCGGCGAGAAGTCGCTTGAACGTTTTCTCGTTCTGCTCCTTTTCACGTTCCTTTAGGCGCTCATCCAGCAACTTCTCAACGTCAGTTGGGTCGCTTTTCTTGTCCTCCGGCTTCGGATCAGGCTTTTTCAATGCACTTTGCATGGCTTCAACCGAGTCATATCCCAACTCTTTAGCCAACGCTTTCTGTGCAGCCTTCTCCGCACGCGAAACGCGCTGCTGAACGTGCTGGTCGAGCTCCGCTTGCGTAAATGTTTTCCCTTTGGTGGGATCGTTCGGATCCGGCGTTGGATCTGGATTTGGATCCTCGGCGAACTGTTGCAGATTCAGCGGATAACGGAATTTCCTTGCTATTGTCTCGTACATAATGACCTCCTATTTTAAGTCCGGGTGGACTGCTCCGTCAGCTTTTAAAGTCATCAGCGTTTTGGACAAAAGAAAAAGCCGCTCTTGAGAGCAGCTTAACGGTAAAAAATATATACAAATTTTATTGTTGATACTTACTCATCCCCATTTGATAAATAAGCTCAATGAATGAATTATATTGCTGTCTGTAGTCTGGATATCTGTCAACAATATCTTTTGCTGCTGCTGAGAGAGAACCAACAACATATTCATTATTGTTGACGGAGAAGTAATTTTCGTTATTTGTATCCTGGATGAAAATTATGTCAGTGATTGAGCCCGCTTTATTCCTTTCAAAAAACGCTAGCCGTTCAAAGTGTTCTACAACTTTGTGATGATATGTCAGCCCTAATAATTCACTTTCTTCGTGTTTATACACAACAAAAGCTAAGTGATCACCTTCCCGATAAGGATGCTTCTTTACCTTCAGAAAAAAATCAGACATTCTAAACACTCCTTTCATATACCTAACTTGTAACCATAAAGAAAGAGTGTTGTCAATATTTATCAGTTGTTTTTTAACTGGGCATTTATTTTAAGGAAATCTTCATGCAGATCACGATACGTTTGCGTATTTCGAGCCTTTTGAGCAGCAAATGTACGCAAATCTGGAGTATCGTCCGGCAGCACGGCTTTGTACCGCATCCACTGCTTGCGGGTAGCATTCTTCCGTGCCCTGTCCCGCTGTATTTCATTGTAACGGCGAATATTGTCCTCTGTGCGATTATCAGTAAACGGACGGTTGGATGTCGCAATCATCCGTTCCACTTCGTTGGCCGGCGTGTACTCCTCAATCCAAGCAGACAATGAATGAACGCAATGTGCATGATACGGCGGCCGCAGCTCGAGCTTCGGGAAACGGGGGTCGTTCCCACTGATGCTGTAAACCCTGCCCTGATACTTGGCGCAGAACTCGCAAGTGATTCCGACAAAATTAACATAAACCAGGTCAAGCCCGTTTTGAACAATCATATTCTCGGCACCAGTGACATGCGCCTTTCGCTGATGGTAATGTACAACTCCGGCCATGTACTTGTCAGCAGGGATCCGCGCACCGTTCCGGGCCACAATGCCCGTAATGCCGCGCTTATTGATGTCAGCGATGGCCTGCTTCGTCGCTTCGCGGCGACTTAGCCCATCAATTAATGATCGCTCGTTTGCCGTTCGAACAGCGTCCTGGATACGACGCTTAGCGTCTGCGCTCATACTGTCGGAAGCTTCAAGGATAGAATAGAAGGCCTCGTCCATGATGGCCTGAGCAGCCCGCTGATGAATGAGTTGGGGCAAGCCCGTGTTTATAGTGCTGCGAGACATGCCGGCAGCTACCATCCCTTCAACTGCTCCGACAGCCCCCGCTCGGTAGGAATCGCCTAACAGCAAGGCTGTCTGCTGCCCAGCCTGCTCCACCAGTTCGGCAGCAATGGCCTCAATTTGGCGTTCAAGCTCTAAACGTCGGCGCGGACTCAAGCTTCCATTTTCAAGAGACTGAACCAAAGCCCGAAGCCGTTCGTCTGTTTCAACATAGAGTGCGATGATCCGCTCCAGTGTGGCCATGCTACACCGTCACGCGGGGCGGCTGGGTATAAGTTGGGTTTAAGGAACCCGCTGCCGCTTGTTCGTCTTGTATTTTCTTGATTTCAGCCGTAATGGCGTCCTCCGACCAATCCGGGTGGATCCGACGAACGGTTGTTTCAAGCGACTGGACACCTGCAGCATACTTCTCCATCTCTTCCTTGTCCCGCTCCGATTCAGCTTTTGGCAGCATGTCCCCCCATTCCACTGCCGGATCCTTCACTTCCATCTCTTTGTCGCCAAGAGAGTTTTCGAGAATGATGCACTTCCGAATGGCCGCCTTCAGCGCCGCGTCGAACTTGCTCTGTACCGCTTCGGCCTTTATGACCGATTGTATCCAGAGATAGAGCAGCGCAACGCCGGAATCACCCTTTGCATCTTCCAGTCCGGCAGCCTGCAGCGAAGTCTTGGAAACGGCCAGCATATAGCGGATCAAGCGCGTCACATGCTCAAAGCTTTGTTCCGTCTTGGCATCCCAGACAATGTACATCGGCACGGCGCCGTTCTTTTCGTCATAGCTCACGACTTCAAGGTCGGCGTTTCTAACAAAGCGCTGGCCGTAATGCTTCTGGTTCTGGCCAGCAACTGTATCCCACAGCCCCCGCGGAATCGCCAGCTTGGGTTTGCCGTGCTTTTCAAAGACGATGCTGTCCCGCGTGATTGTCCAGTTGATCTCCTCCTGCAGCACATCCACGTTCCGGAGTGCCGATCGACCGCGCGGACTGCCGAGCGTTTCCTCATTGGGAACGAGCCCGCACAGCAATTCTTCTACACCAAGCAATTCAGCATCCTCTGGAACATCGACACCATACTCTTCGCCATATGCCTTAGCATCAATTTTTTGATTTACCGTGTCACCCTCAAGCTTGAATACGAGCTGCTGTACTTGCAGACCGGTATTCGTAAGCAGCTGGCGTTCAATCCGGAGGAATCGCTTTTTGTTTCCATCATCGCCCCATTCCTCAATCCAGGCAATGTCCGCGCCTTGATCATCATCATGGGGCAAGTACCTATCCGCGAATAACCATTCAAACCAAACACGACCACGCTCATTCCGACGGACGCGGTAGGCGATAGCACCGTCAACCTGATGTTGATTTACTGCCATCCATATCTTTTCATTAATCTTGGACGCAGCAGCAACAGCCGAAACAAACCCCAGCTCCATACCTTGCTCGATGTCCGCAGAGACATTACCTAGCGCTCGGTTGATCAGATCCGCCGGCACCTCTGCAACGAGGCAACTAAAATTAGCCACGATGTACGGGTGATTGCTCTGAATCGTCTCGTGCGTCTGTTCCCATTCCCGTAGGCTCTTCCTGCGCCACTTCATACGCTTATCAGCCCCCACCATCTTGGCGCGCGGGAAAATAGCGGAATGATCGCCATCATACAGCGCCCGATAATACAACATGGAGGCAATGTCCTTGTCAAAGGGCGGCGGCGGAAACTTCTTGTTCAAATAGTTGATAGTCATGCGCTTCTCCTTTCTACCAACCAGACGGGCGCTGGTTGCTGTACTGCATTTCTCTTTCTTCAACGAATGAGAGCACAACCGCATCCGCCCTATCCGGGGAATCCAGTCCACGCTTTTTCATGTCCTCTTTGCGCTCCAACGCAAGCTTCCCTTTGCTTGTCATTCGATATTTACGCTGAGTTAGCTGCGTGATTAACCGGTCATCATTCGGCAGTTCGACCTCGACCGGCAAACCCTGCAGATGCTTCGAGAAGTTCTCCTGCAGCAACGTGCGGACTGTCGCCCATGTTTCCGTGCCTCTGTTTTCATAATGTTCCACTTCATCGTCGGTCGGTTTGCTGCCGTTGTTAATCGGAATGACGCGCCAATCATAAAGCCCCTCCTCGCGAATGACTTCATTCAGCCGATCCGTCACACCGCCACCCACACCGCTATCATCGACCTTAATGGCTACGCTGCGGAGATGCGGGTATATTCGTAGCATTTCCCGGCCGGTTTGCATAACCCAGCCGGCAGTGACCATTGTATCCTGCTTGTTGTAGCAGCGAAGCTTGAAAACCTTCATGCCGATGCGTGGCGCAATGGTAGTTTCATCATCCCCGAAGCGAGCCACGTCGACGCCAAGATGCAGCGTGTCGCCCGTGACATTCACCGTCGCGCCTGCAGCCAACTCCGCCAACTCCAGAGCAATGAATGCGTCTGCCTCGGCCTTTGGGAAATCTCCATAAACCCGGACGCGCACAACGTCACTCTCAGCCCCGTACTTGTCGATGAGCATCTGGATATTCTCTTTCGACGTTCGCTTGCTGTTACGGCTGTCCACCTTATGCGTGCGAAAAAGACGCCTGTCACGATTGTGTGAATCATAAAAATAGCCGCTCGTTCGCGTGGGATTTCCACACATGAGCAGCTTGTTATCGTCACCAGACAAAGTCCCCTGGATCGCCTCCATGATCGGATCGGCCACACCAGACGCCTCATCGACAATAAAGAGCATATGATCTTCGTGAAAGCCCTGCATGTTCTCCGGTTTGTTTGCCGTTCTGGCCGTCGCAAACCACCGCTCCTCATGGCCAACCATATAAACCTTTGTCTTCGTCCATTTGAGCAAGTTTTTCACCATGGACGATTCCAGCCATTTAGCGACTTCGGCCCAAAGGACATCATGCAGTTGCTGTTTCGTAGGAGCAGTACAAACAACCTTTGGATTTGGTCTGCAGCAAAGGAACCAAATAACAAGCGCAGCCTCGAACCCAGTCTTTCCCACACCTTGGCCTGAACGAACGCTAGTCCGCGGGTAATTGGCTACGTCCAACATAGCCGCCTGCTGCCAGTCGTCCGGCTCAAATCCTAGCATGTCCTCGGCGAATGCGACGGGATCATCCCAATATAAGTCTAGCAGCACTTCCAGCGTGGATACTGTGTTATATGGCTTACTCATCAGCCTTCACCTCTGCTAAGGCTCGCTTTACTTTACGCCGCTCCACGATTTCTTTAAGCGCTTCGGTCCAGCTTTGTGTAGCACCTGCGCTGCCTTGGAGTTTCTGAAGCTCGATCTGCAGGATAGCCGTGCGGACTTGCTTCTCCTCGTCCTCCGAAATGAGCTTATTCTTAAATTCAATAGCCTTCAACTTCTTGTCTTGGACACGAGTTAGCGCCTCCTCAAGTTTCAAAATGTCGTCCAGCACCCGGTATTTCGTCTCCTCGATTTCAGAAACTACCAGCTCATCTCGGGAATTGACCACCGTCTTCGTCTGTCCAGTGCGCTCGTCGTAAACTGGAATTGCTTCCTTCTTCGTTCGAAGCTGCTGCAGCACGCGCTTCTGGCTTTCAGACAATCCGTCCACCAGGCGCTTGATGCGCTGCAACATTCGAAGCTGCCGAATTGACCATAGTTGTATTTCGTCATCCGCTTGGCGCAACGGATCTGTATCGATCGTAGCGAGTAACTCTTGCTCATCTTCGGTTAGTGTATCGAACCAGATAGATTCATGCTCACCAGTTGTGACGGCTTTCTTATTTCCGGGTGGTCCACCTGGACCGCCGCGATTGCCCTTAGCGTTCTGATTCCCTTTTGGCGCGCCGCCCTTATTGCCGACGGCGTTACTGTTACCCTTGGGCGCTCCCTTTCGTTTGGTAACGTTACTATTGGCATTGGTAACGTTACTATTCAGATCGGCCGCCCATTTGTCCTGGCTCTTCCACTTTCGTATTTGAGTTTCCCCAAGGCCGAGCTCGGCGGCAATGTCCTTTAGAAGCATCTTCCCGCCGCTATCCAGCCACATTTGCTTTGCTTTCTCCCGATCAGGGCTGCGTTCTCTTGCCACTACATATCACCACCTCCAAAGGAATATGGATATCAAATTAAAAGTATCTTGCGCCGATATACCTGAAAAGACTGATTGGAGGACGTTCTATGCTGATTTTGTCTTTATTTGTTACAGCCCTCATCGTATTCACACTAATCTGTATACTAGAAATGATGCAATACAACACTTTCAAAAAGAATATATACTTCAATATTATGAAAGGCTCTAAAAGAAAAAAGATGATACTTAGTAATGATGTGATGGAATTACATTCTGCTTACAGCCGACTAGAAGTAGATGTTTTTAAAGTCTCAAAACTTCAATTGCGATCAATAACTCCAGATAGTTTTACCCAGCATGTTGTAAACAATATTTACTTATTACTCCCAATTTTTTTAAGCCTGATGAGCATGGCAATTGCATTGATAACTACAATACAAGATACAAATATTTCAGACACTATGGAATCGGATCTAAATGCAATAATACTTTTAACATTTGCGCTCGGCTGTATGTCTACCGCTTATTTGTTACATGCAATGTTGGAAGCCAAGAAAAAAGAAATACTCCAAAAACATCTGGTTGTGGTTGCAGAGATAGAGAATGAACGCTCAGAGAAGTGAATCATCCTTCTGAAGCTGAATATCAAGCTCTATTAGCTTCCTCAAGTCATCAACTGTCTGGACCTCAATCCGCCCATCCTGAAAGTCCTTTACCCAACGGGCGATGGCGGCCTTTATAATCTTTCGGTACTGCTCTTTACTCTCATATATGCCCTGCGCGACCTCTATCTCATGTTGCAGAAGTAAATCATCTTGATTTGGCATTGGAAATCACCCCATCTGTCCATTATCATGGATATGAGATCATGCGTTCGTATATAACCGTGGCCACGGCTGTGCATGATCTCGGCCGGGGTGTTTCCGGTCGGCTGGGAGGGGCGTTACAGCGCCTCTCCTTTCAAACAAAAAACCGCCTTGGTAGGCGGCTGTAAGTTAATTCAATCAAATAGGCGATGAAACATATGATACAAAAGAATCGCCAAACGGACTTGTTCTTTTGGCTATTGTTCCATGGCTCGTCATCATCACATGAAGACTATCAATATTTAATAATCCCTGATTATTCAAGTCTTTAATAATTATATCATAGAAAGAGCGTCTCCCTCTCAACTCTGTAAATGCAGCTTCAAGTGCTTGTGAAGGAGTCCCTGCGTTTGGAATTTCTTTTTGATTTCTCACAAACCATTCCGCTGGATCCTGAAAATATAGAAGTATTTTCAAATGCCAAGGAGTCATGGTATCAATCATATTGATAAACATAAGTTGCATACTCTCATCAAGTTCAACCTGTATCGCAGAATTTAAGACAGTATTACGAAGTGCTAATAACTTTTCTTCATGATGATTTCGAATTGCAGCTTGTGTCGCATGAAGGACAGAAGTAATGAATATTTCATTTTCTCTCAAGGAATCCAGATCAAAACCTGGTTGCTTATGCCGTAATTCCTCTAACCCTTCTGCAAGCTGAACCAACCACTTGTCCCTACGTTTAGATATTGGAGGTTCGATTAGGAAAGAGAATAATTCAGCAGCTACACCACCTACACCGAAAGGCAAAGCAGATAATCCTGTCTTAACAATTGTGTGAACATGATCCCCAATTGAATTCTTTAAATCTCTTTTTATGTCCCCCAATATAAAACACCTCATAACTTGGTTTTTCTCCATTGTAAAGTACAACCTTAACTTATGCACTTAATTATGTTTTTTGTAGTTACGTACAAAACCACTGCAAAGCAATCTGCTCTGCGATCCGCTGCATCATCAACGGCGGTACGCTCATGCCACATACATACTGAACGTCAGCATCCATGAAATCATAGTCAGCCGGAAAGGTCTGAATCCGGATTGCATCAGTATCACTGATGTGTTCTGGAATATCATCCCGTAGAAATACCGACGAACTGGCCAATGTATTTGCGACCTTCTGGCGCTTAAGCAGAATGGTGTTAAAGTTGCTGATTTTCCCCTCTTCTCGTCCTGTTACATCTCCCATATTCAAGTCAGGCGGCCTTTTTCTGTGCCAACGTTGGAAGGTTCTGCTCTCCGGGTTAATCGGCTTCCCGCGTC